AACTTTAGAAATTATAATCATGATAAAATAAAATAAAAAAATAACATCATAAAAAATTGTGGCTGAATAAAAATTACAATGGTTTCAAATTATATGAATAATTAAAATGTAATAAAAAAAATAAAAAGAAATAAAATAAAAATAATATTTATGATACAGGAATTTGAAACAAGACATTTTTAAATGTCGTCGAAACGAAGTCGCATAGCAATTTCTGCTGTTGCTTGCAGAGTTGCGCTGGGTGCATGATTGCCTATAAAAAATAAATATATAGCGTTGGTGTTAATATCTCCAATTGTACCTCCTACGCCTTGATTGAAGATTGTTTCGATATTGAGCTTTTTGTACATTTTGATATGGTATGTAGTTCGATTAAATGCAGCTACTGCTCCTCTACCATTTGCCATAGGATCATCATTAACAGGGAAATAAACGAATGGATCGAACACAAAGATTTTATCTTTGAGAATTCTGAAACGATCTCTATTGTTGGGATTTAATTGACCCCGTGGAAATGCTTCTGTTAATAAGTCTAATACTGCTGGAGCTGCACCATTTGGTTGTGAATCAACGAATAAAATCATTCGTACTTGTTGACCATTTGAGATGTATGTTGTAGCTGGATTAGTCTCCAGCAAGAAGGTGGGAGTTAAAGTTACTTCACCTCGTACATATATTGATCTACTTGAAATCTTACGACCGATTCGATCATTGTAATCAGTACCAGTTACAGGAATATTTAATAAAATGAAGTTTCCTGCTGTATTGCATGCATATGCTTGACCTGGTGTATCAAAATACTTGCGTTCTTTATTACCCGCTACTGCTGTTGGTCGAAAGCCTCTATTTGCTAGAGGAGCTCCTCCTCTTCGTGCTTGAATGATTGCTTGATTGTTGTTAGATTGGTAAGCGTAATGCTTGGAAGCTGCATTTTTTTTCTTGTCGGCTACTCCGTATGAACCCGACTTGTAATTAGATTGACGTTGCATTATAAATGAGATAAATATAAGAAAAAAAAAAGATGTTATATTTATGTTAATTTCAGCCAATCAAATGAATATGATTTGCCAATATTGTTTATTTACGCGCCTTTTAACAGTCAGCGAAACGACAACGTACTGATATGTTTAATTGAACGGCTGGATTCATCACTGTGTGAGCATTACTTCCAATCATTAATAAATAAATTGCACCACTTTGTATGTCGTCAATTTCGGCACTGTCGTCTGCATTGAATATTGTTTCAATATTAACTCTTTCAAACCATTTGATAGCATGGATACATTGTCCAAAGTTTGTTGAACCACGTGCCGCTGCTGAATTAGTTGGGTCTATGACGAACTGTTTGTCTTTGATAATAGTAAAGCGACGCCTGTTGTTTTGATTAAGTTGTGATTCTGGAGCTACGTTTTTCAAAACGTCTAGTAAAGTTGGCTCTACTCCGTTAGGTTGCCAATCTACAAACAGTATAATTCTATTAAGACTTCCTGGTACCCAACCGGTAGGTGCAATTGGACTAACCATACGAAATAGCTCCAATTTTCCTCTTATGAATATTGATTTTACGACAGTTTTTCGGCCTGTTCGACGATTTTCTGAATCTGTTCCAAGTATTGGGATAAATAGCAATAAAAGACTACCAGCATTGTCGACAGCGTATGTTGCAGGATCTATGTCAAAGAATTTTAATTCACAGTCTGTGCTATAATTACGGTTGTGGTACATGAATTGACGGAAGGTTTCACTAGTGTAAAGTTAAAAAATAATACTTATATACTAATAGAATTGGCCAATCGGATCAATGCCGAATTCGCCGAACAATATAGGGGCAGTCCAGGGTATAAGTATTACCCCTGGACTGCCAGTTGTCATTCGCAAAAAAAAACGCTAGCTATTGATGTCCTTAAATGCCAATGATAAACGTGTCGCTGCAAAACGAACTACCGCTCGCACTTGTGCATGGGTTTACACTTACAATAACCCAACAGCGCCCATACCGTTCAATACACACCAAATGCTATACCATGTATATGGTGACGAAGTCGGAGAATCAGGAACGAGGCACTATCAAGGATTTGTTGTTTTTAAAACACGTAAACTCTTTACTCAGGTTAAGGAACTCTGCCCAGAAGCTCATTGGGAATCAACCAAGGGTACTTACTTACAAGCCGCGGATTATTGCAAGAAAGAAGGTAAGTATGTCGAAGAAGGAATGTTACCGGAACAGCCTCAATCTAAAGGTGCAAAAACTGGAGGAGAAGTTACAAAAGCTAAATGGCGCTTTATATCTGATGCGGCAAAAAAGGGAGACTTGCATCTAATCGATGCTGACCATCCTAAACAATTCGTGAACTCTTATAGGAATCTAGTTGCTATTCGTAAGGATTTTACGGTTAGGCTCCCTGACTTGAATGGTTGTTGTGGAATCTGGTATCATGGCAAGCCTGGTGTGGGAAAGACGCGGTTATGCTCAGTAAAGTATCCGAATGCTTATCTTAAGCGTATGAATAAGTGGTTTGACGGTTATAACAATGAAAAGGTTGTTGTGTTAGACGACTTAGGTATGGACCATCAATTCATGGGCTATGAATTGAAAAAGCTAGCAGATAGGTATTGCTATATGGTGGAAGTAAAGAATGCTTCAATGTATATCAGGCCTGAGAAATGCATTGTTACAAGTCAGTATAGGATTGAGCAGATTTGGGCGAACGACGCTGAGACTAGATCTGCATTACTTAGAAGATTTGTTCAGGTAGAAATCACTAAAGGTGATATTGAGCTAGCTTACGCTGTCGCTAATGAGAGACTTCGCCAGAATTTACTCCATGAACCTCCTGTGAACACTCCTGAAGAAAAAATTCTGTCAGATAACGATATCACTGTGGAAGAATTCGATGCTATTATGGATAAGTATAATGCTAAGCCTGCATCTACTGAATGCATCGAGCGGTTGCCGAAGAAGTTGAGGCCAACTAATATGTATTATCCGGAAAGACCTTTGAGATTTGTTCCATACAAAAAGAAGTTTGTACCTCCTAGGATAGAACGGAAGAATGCTATCATCATTGAAGATGATGATGATGAAGAAATGTCTAACATCATTGTGGAAGAAAAGATGGAAGAAATCTCTGATGGCAAAAGTACTCCTGATGAAATATCCGATAACACTCCTGTTGTCTCTGACGAAGACGATTGCCATGAACAGAATAATAATTCTGTTTCTCTTGAATGTGATGAAGTTTCTCTAGGAGATTCTGATCCAAGAGATACTTCAGATGAAGACTCTTCTGAAAACGATTTTTAGATCTGTGAAAAACACTTTTGAAAATGATTAATAAAATGACTAGGATTTAACGAAAAATACCTTTAATTTTTAATTTGCATCATCAAAAAATATATAAGTCCTTTCCTAGATCTTTTCCAGATCTCTACAAAAAGTGAAAATAAAAAAAATCACTAAGTCTAAAGTCTGCAACAAAAATAGTTGCGGAAACTAGAAAGTTCACCATTGAAATTTGTGCCCGCCTTCAGAATAATGGATGTTAGCATCATACATAAGTTCGGTTTGAATATAGCGCACATCGTATGTGTATCTTTCAAAATGTCTACATTTTTGATTTTGCACTCTATTTGCATAGTATTTTAGTATAAAATATCCCCATAAAAAAACAGAGTCAAAAATTAATTTTTAAAAAAAAATAAAGTCTGATCGCGCTTTGTGCGAAATCCAACTATCTTAATATTTCAAAAAAATTATCGTTTGTGAACCGTTTTAGGGTGTGCTTATCAGCATTTGTGAACTGCGCTTAGGGTGTGCTTATCAACATTTGTGAACCGTTTTAGGGTGTGCTTATCAGCATTTGTGAACAGTTTTAGGGTCCGGAAAAAAAGGGGTATCAAATAAGTGACATAGCAAATTTAAGTTTTTTTTTTTGTTACAGTTAATCAATTTAGCAATGGGAATGCGGTAATTGAGAAAACTGCGTTTATTTAAACTTTAGAAATTATAATCATGATAAAATAAAATAAAAAAATAACATCATAAAAAATTGTGGCTGAATAAAAATTACAATGGTTTCAAATTATATGAATAATTAAAATGTAATAAAAAAAA